AACGGCGAATCAACAGCGGCGGGTATTAGCATGTCGTTAGGTGCGCTGATTAAGCGCCACAAGCGCACATTGATTAACTTCCAACAGTCTTTCTTGATTCCGTTTGTTAAGAAGGCCGCATACAGGTACATGCAGTTTGATCCCGAAACTTACCCCGTTGCAGATTACAAGTTTAACGCTAGCTCTACTCTGGGTATTATTGCTCGTGAGTACGAAGTTACTCAGCTAGTCCAGTTGCTACAGACTATGGGACAAGACTCACCACTGTACCCAACACTAATTCAAAGCATTGTAGACAACATGAACTTGTCTAATCGCGAAGAGCTTATTGCGGCAATGGCTCAAGCCATGCAACCCAACCCGCAAGCACAGCAATCTCAGATGGCCGTTCAACAGGCGCAAATGGAGTTCCAGCAGTCTCAGACGGCGGCGCTTAATGCTCAGGCGCAAGAGTCTGCGGCTAGAGCAGGAAAGCTGGTGGCAGAAGCCCAAGCAGTGCCACAAGAAATTGAGATTGATAAGATCAATGCGATCACCAGAAACCTTAAGGAAGGAGATCAGGACGACAAAGAGTTTGAGCGCCGCATGAAAGTAGCCGAAACACTATTGCGTGAGCGAGAAGTCGCGGCTAAAGAGCAAAACAATGTTCAGGTAGAGCAACGAGCAAATGAAACTCGTGAGGCCGAACAAATGTTGATGCAACGTCTTGGTCAAGAATGAACGTGGATTTAAAGCTTACAGCCATCTACGACAAGCTACTGTCTAAAATACAGGCAGTAGAGGCTATTCGTGGAGAAAAAGGTGACAAAGGCGATCCGGGCCCGCAAGGGGCAAAAGGAGAAACCGGAAAAACCGGAAAAGTTGGATTAACCGGAAAAAACGGTATAGACGGTAAAGACGGCAAGGATGGCGAAGACGGAGAAAGGGGGGAAGATGGCGTAGGCATTGAAGATGCGTCCATAGACTTTGACGGTCATCTTGTTCTTAAAATGACAGATGGCGAAGAGATAGATGCCGGATCTGTAAAAGACATTAACGAAGCGCAAGCACCTAACGTCTACAATATCTCTATGGGTAGCATGGCTAGTCGTGCCGATCTTAAGAATGCTAACGCTAAAATCATTACTGCTAATCACACAACAGGCGGATCTGAGATTCTTAAGGTTACCTCTGGTGTTGTTATCAACTTAAGAGAGCATCCGCAAGATCGTGAGACAGTTATTGTTAACTGCCGTACGGATGATCGGATAGACATTGTAGGTGAGATTAACATTGTCAACATGTCTTACTATGACGTAGCTAAGTACAACATCAATGAGTATGGCGCTCGTAGTATTATTGTTGAGCAAGACGACACAACATTGCACTTGGTGTACATCCAAGAATTCAAAGAGTGGTTGGCAATCTAATGAGTTACATACCACAATCAAGAGCAGACTTAGGTATAGCGCAGGCGTATGAGGTTTCAGGAAGTCATACCACTTCTGGGACTGAGATATTACGATGCAGTGCTGACGTAGATATTGTGTTAAACCCAGCGCCTAAAGATCGTGAGACGGTAATGGTAAAGCTAACTACAGCCAACACCGTAAAGATCATAGGTGACATTAACATCACGTCTTCTTCTGCCTTCTTTAACATTGCCCAATACAACATAGATGAATTTGGCGGAACAACAGTAACAATTAACACGCCAGACACCACAGTTATATTGATATATGTTCGTAAGTTTGGAGAATGGTTCCCTTACAACTAAGGACAAAAAATGTTAACAAACATTGAGTTTCAAAATTTTTTAAATAGGATGCAACAAATGGTAGATCCTTTGGAAGCTCAGATAGAAGAGCTGACAAAGAAGGTGGAGGAGTTACAAAATGCCAGCAAAGAAAGATCCAAGACTAGCACGCGCGGGCGTAAACGGGTTCAACAAGCCGAAGAGGACTCCTAACCATCCTAAAAAGTCTCATGTGGTTGTTGCTAAAGAAGGTGACAAAGTTAAAACTATTCGTTTTGGTGAGCAAGGTGCCAAGACAGCAGGTAAGCCTAAGGCAGGTGAGTCTGACCGCATGAAGAAGAAACGAGCATCGTTTAAGGCACGACACGCTAAAAACATTTCTAAAGGTAAAATGTCAGCGGCTTATTGGGCTGATAAGGTTAAATGGTAATGGCTAAAGACGTAAAACATTACAAGCGTGACGGTACTGAATATACAGGCGGTATGCACAAGATGCCTGATGGCTCGTTACACTCAGGTAAAACTCATGGAAAAACATCCGTAAAACTTTTCCACTTTGAAGATTTGTCTAAAACAGCAAAGGAGAAAGCTATGCCCGGTTATGAAATGAAGTCAACTAAACCGAAAAAGAAACCTGCTATGCCTAAGCGCAACGGGCGGATGCTTACTAACAAAAAGAACAAAAAGAAAAAATAGTCATGCCAAAGGTTAAGACAAAATCTAAAGTTAATCAGGCGGGTAATTACACCAAGCCTACTATGCGGAAGAACCTGTTTAGTAAGATTAAAGCAGGCGGCAAAGGTGGAAAGCCCGGCCAGTGGTCTGCCCGTAAAGCGCAGATGCTAGCCAAAGAGTACAAGGCCAAGGGTGGAGGCTATAAGTAATGGCACTTAAGAAGCCTCAAAAGTCTTTAAAGAAATGGACTAAGCAGAAGTGGCGTACTAAATCAGGGAAGCCATCTACTCAAGGCTCAAAGGCTACGGGTGAGCGATATCTACCCGAGAAGGCAATTAAGTCTTTGTCAGCCAGAGAGTATGCGGCAACTACGCGCAAGAAACGCAAAGATACTGCGGCTGGAAAACAACATTCTGCACAGCCGAAGCGTATTGCTAAAAAGACAGCTACGTCTAGAACAAGAAAAGCCTGACATTTTTATAAAATCGTGCTACAAGGCACTTAATTAACCGAAAAGAGGATAACGTATGACACCTGAGCTTGAGAGGTACTTTGATAACTATAATGAGCTTTTTAACCACGATGGTTATAAGCAACTTGTAGAAGAGTTAAGTAACAACGCAAAGCAGTTGGCTGACATTCAAACTGTCAAAGATCAGGAAGAATTATTTTACCGCAAGGGGCAGGTTGCCGCTTTAGCCACAGTGATTAATCTAGAAGCAACAATTACTGCGGCGCGAGACCAAGCCGAAGCGGAGGCTCAAGAAGAGCTAAATGTATAAAATATATGATTTCCGTTGTAAATGCGGTCGTATATTTGAAAGAATGGTACGCAACGGAGTTACAGTCAGTAGGTGCGACTGTGGCTCTGAAGCTACTAAAATGCTGTCAGCGCCTAAGTGCGTACTCGATGGATCAAGTGGAGACTTTCCAGGTCGTCACATGAAATGGGTGCGAGAACATGAAGAAGCTGGCAGGAAACATAAATCTCCAAATGGAGTTTAATTAATGTCTAGAGCAACAATGCTTGACCTTCACCCTGAAGGGGATAATGAAGAAAACATTGAAAACGAAGCAAACGAGACTGAATCGTTAGAGGCAGAGGAATCTGTGATCGAAGCGGTTGAGCAAACTCAAGACGAAGAAGATCAAGACACTGAAGAAGATATTCCAGAGCGTTACCGCGGTAAATCTCTGAAAGAAGTTGTTCAGATGCACCAAGAAGTTGAAAAGGTGATGAGTCGGCACTCCTCTGAAGTCGGTGAGCTTCGCAAGGTAGTGGATGAGTATATCAATACTCAAACGCAATCAGCACCTCAACAGAACAATGTTGAGCCTGAAAGCGATATTGATTACTTTACCGATCCTCAAGCCGCTGTTAATCGTGCTATTGAGAATCACCCTAAAATCAGAGAGGCAGAGCAGTACACTGCTGATTACAAGAAGCAAGCCGCATTGGCCGCTTTAGGTAATAAGCATCCCGATATGCAACAGATCCTTGGTGATTCTAAGTTTGCAGATTGGATTAAAGCTTCGAAGATTAGGACTCAGTTGTTTGTACAAGCTGACCAAGAGTACAACGCTGATGCGGCTGACGAGCTGTTCTCTCTTTGGAAGGAACGCAAGACAGTTGCACAGCAAACCGCAAATGTTGAAAAGCAGGTGCGGAGAGAGCAACTCAAGAAGGCTAATACAGGCAACACGAGAGGCAGTGGTGAGGGATCGCGCAAGAAAACATATCGCAGGGCCGACATTATTAAACTTATGAAAACGGACCCCGAGCGTTATCAGTCTTTGTCTAATGAAATTTTTCAAGCGTACGCAGAGGGCCGAGTCAAATAATCTAGGAGATTGACATGGCTACTGTAAACTACCCCGGCGCTACCGGTATTACCGGCAAAACCGATGCGGCAACTTTTATTCCAGAAATCTGGAGTGATGAAATTGTTGCGGCTTACCAGAAGAACCTTAAAATGGTTCCTCTTGTAAAGAAACTCGCAATGTCTGGCAAGAAAGGCGACAAGCTTCACGTCCCTAAGCCAACTCGTTCGGATGCAAGCGTAAAAGCTGAAAATGCCTCTGTTAAGATCATTGCAAACACTGAAAGCGAAATCACTGTAGACGTTGATCGTCACTTTGAATACTCACGTCTGATCGAAGACATTGTTGAAGTACAGGCGCTTAACAGCCTTCGTCAGTTCTACACTGAAGATGCTGGTTACGCTCTTGCTACTCAGATTGACACTGATCTTCATGCTGTGGCTACTGGCTTCGGTGACGGAACAATGACTCTGTCTCCAACTGCTACTAGCTACCAGAACAGTGCGGCTTTCTTCAACAGCAACGGCACTACTACTGCGTTTACTGGACAATCACTCCCAGCTAACACTGAGTTCAGTGACGGATTCTTCCGTGACATGATCCAGAAGCTTGATGACAACAACGTACCTATGGAAGATCGTGCGCTTGTTATTCCTCCTTCTGCTCGTAACTCAATCATGGGTATCGACCGTTACGTGTCTTCTGACTTCGTATCTGGTCAAGGCGTTCAGTCTGGCCTCATCGGCAACTTGTACGGTGTAGACGTATACGTGTCTAACAACTGTGCAACTATTGCTTCAGGCAAGCGTGCCGCTCTTCTGTTCCACCGCGATGCTGTCGTGATCGCAGAGCAGATGTCTGTACGTTCACAGACTCAGTACAAGCAGGAGTACCTCTCAACTCTGTACACTGCTGACTGCCTCTACGGTGTCCAAGCATACCGTCCAGAAGCTGGTTTCATTCTGGCTGTCCCAGCCTAAGAAACTCTTGGGGGTCTTTATGGCCCCCTTCTTCTTTTTTGATTTAGCTAGGCAAGAGGAAACTTAGCCATGTCCAACTACACAAAGACCACTGACTTTGAAGCAAAGGATTCCTTGCCGTCTGGTGACTCAGGTAAGATCATCCGTGGCTCAGAGTTTGAAACAGAATTTGACAACATCGCAACAGCGATTGCCTCTAAGTCAGACGCAAATAACCCAACATTCACAGGCACCGTTACTATTGACGGGCTTACTGTCAACGGCAATACAGTTCTGGGCAACGCCGCTTCAGACACTGTTACCGTTACGGCAGACATTGCATCTAACCTTCTCCCTTCTGCTGACGACACCTATAACTTAGGCGCAGTTGGCGCAGAGTGGAATGACCTACACGTAGACGGTGTTGCTTACATTGACACTATCAACGGCTTTGCCGCTACAGGTGACGTTAACTTTGGTGACAACAATAAAGCACAATTTGGTGCTGGCAATGACCTACAGATTTTCCATGATGGTTCTAATAGCAGAATCAAAGATAATGGAACTGGAGGACTGTACGTTCAAGGTTCTTCTTTTATTTCTTTAACAAACGCGTCGGCAACAGAGACTTATGTATATGCCGCTGAGAATGGTGCTGTACAACTTAAGTACGATAACGCAACCAAACTAGCCACAACTAACACAGGCATCGACGTAACCGGCACAGTGACTGCTGATGGCTTGACTGTTTACAAGTCAGGCAGTGGTGATGCTGAAGTTGTTATTAGACCTTCAGATTCTTCTGGTGACCCTGTTTTAAAATTAAAAGAGAATTCAGCGTCCACAAGACTTACTATACGATCAGATGAAAGTGATGGAGCTAAAGTCAAGTTCCAGACAGGTAATACAGAGGTTACACGATTAGCCTTTGGTCAATCAGGCGACATCAGCTTCTACGAAGACACTGGCACGACTCCGAAGTTTTACTGGGATGCCTCTGCGGAGCGGTTGGGTCTGGGTACTACGTCGCCTAGTGCAACCCTCCATGCAAAGTCTTCTTCCACAGAAGTGGCAAGAGTGGAAAGCACAGGAACGACAGGTAGTTATTTAACCTTCAAGAATGCCGACACTACTGTTGGACAAAAAGCATGGATTGGCGCAGACGGAGACTTGTTTAAGTTTTACAGCAATAACTCCACGCTAAACATGACAATGACTACCAACGGCAGCGTAGGTATCGGTACTAGCAGTCCGTCAGCATTGCTTGAAGTAGCCACTCCTTTATCTGGGTCAACGGCTGTTTTTAACTTGAAAGACAACACAGCAGATGGTTTTGTAATTAAGCAAGGAAGTAACGAATACATTTCTGTTGATACTACTAATGCCGCAGAAGTTATAACACTTGGAAGCACTACAACGATTGCTGACGTTATTGTTCCTGCAGGCAACGTAGGTATCGGTACGGATAATCCGGGACGTATGCTCCATTTAAACGGGTCTTCTCCTGCTATTCGTCTTCAAGATACTGATTTATCAGGATATGCCGAAATTAGCGCAAATCAGACGAACTCAGGCATTACATTTAATGCTGACCCAACAAACGCACAGGCAAACACTTTATTTGCGTTTAAGTTAGATGGCTCAGAACGCATGCGCATCACCTCCGGCGGTCACTTGCTGGTTGGTAAGACCTCTCAAGACCAAACAAACACTGTAGGTTTTGAGGCTAAAGATATTGGACAAACCGTAGTCACTACTGATAATTCTCAGTCTTTGATCCTTAACCGTAAAACTGCAGACGGCACCGTTGCAGAGTTCCGCAAAGACAACACCGTAGTCGGTAGTATTAAATCTCGTGCTGGAACCGTATTATCGGTAATTCTCGACCCACGAACAGGCGGTGCAGGTTTTACTGGAGAATTAGGCGGAATACGACCTACAGACCAAACAGGCGATATTACAGATAACGCTATTGACTTAGGTAAAAGCACAGGACGCTTCAAAGACCTCTACCTGTCAGGCGGAGCATACCTCGGCGGGGTAGCGGCGGCTAACAAGCTGGATGACTATGAAGAAGGGACGTGGACTCCTGTTTATGTGTCAAGCGGTGGCTCATTTGCGACCATGGCTATGGATGTTCAAAGTGCTACGTATACTAAAATTGGTAATCTAGTAACTATTAATTGTTTCATTAGAACAGACGATGTGGATATTACAGGGGCATCAGGCTCTGTAAAAATTGACGGCCTTCCTTTTTCTGCGGCTAGTCAAGCTTCAACTCATAGTAATTATGCTACAGGCTGGGACACAGACGGTAATCCTAGCGGTGGTTACATATCAGGCTCTTCAGTTTTCCTTCAAAAGCGCACTGACATAAATAACCCTACCAATAGTGTAGCTATAGGAGACCTTTCTAATGGCACAGTGGCAAACGCAAACCAGTTAATCCTAAGCGCCACATATCGAACAACAGCATAACCCTATAGCCTCAGTGGACTCTGGGGCTGGACTAACAGGAGACAACAATGTCACTAACTAAAGAAGTAACAGCAGACAAAATCGAAGTAGTAGCTACAGAGGACGGCCAAGTCGTTCAAGTACGCACTGCTACTCGTATCGTTGAGGATGGCGCTGTCATTTCTCAGTCTTATCACCGTCACGTTATCAACTCTGGAGACGACTGGTCATCAGAGCCTGCTAACGTACAAGCTATCCTCTC